ACTGAACAAGCCTACGACTTTCTTCATAGTCTTCGTCTTTCAACTTAGTCTTGCGTACCATAGATACGATCTTATTGAAGTCATCTTTGTACACGTGATTATATAGTTCGCCATCAAGAATAGCATTCGGATAGATATCAAACACAGGCTTAAGTGTTTCAATGATATGTGGGCATGATGTAATAGGTTTGCCTGCCCTAGTGTACAACCCATCTCTACGGGCTATACAGCGAATCCCATCTAGCTTTGGTTGACTATAGTAGTCGCTTTCTTCAAAGTCAATCTTATCTTCTTTGTATTCTACTGCAAGCATAGGCTTGAACTTATCAAATGTATCGATATCACTCTCGCTTGCAAAGTATCCAGTATCAAGCTTCTGAGTGTATAGACTACAAATCTCACTTCGACCTTGTGCAACACTGGTCGTTTCGTTTGCCTTACCTACGTTTTTTGGTAAGCACGATTTCCATTCTGAGACTACAAATCTACCATCTTTTATGCCAGTGTGACTACGATGACCAGCTCTACCTTCATCGTTCCAACCTAGCTCCATCTGCCAAACTCTGATCTTACCTTTAGTGTCTCTCTTGTATAAAGGATTGTGTAGCTTTGTATGTATCATGCGAAAAACCCCTCTAGTGTACTTATTTGGTCAACATTCCAGTTGATAGCATCAGTGACCAACTTCAGTGGGTCTTTGAATGTCTTATCAAACTGCATCTCATAGTCAATGTACTCATCTAGCCCGAACTCTTTAGGAAGAAACGTAGAGAACGATATCACATTCTCCATCGATGGGTTAGGTGTCTTCAGATAGCAGAACTTCACTTTCGAGCCATCTTTAACTTCTTCGACAACTAGCTTGTTCTCTTTCAACATCTTATTGAACATGATAGCGCCACGCACATGAATAGGTGTACCTTTCTTGTACGTTGTATTTCGATCAACCCACTTGCGTAAATCAGATACGCCACGTGGAAACGAAACTTTCTCTGCTGGTAGACTGTTAAACTCTTCATAGAAGTTTGCTACGAACTCTTGTAGTTCTTTCTCACTACCCTCAAGAATGATCTTGTACGCTTGCTTGAACTTGTCACGTACAACTTGTGGTGTTGAAGACTTCACTGCTTCAATGCCCATGACCTTTAGTTTAGGTTCTGCGTACTGTACACCTTCGTTGTTGTGAACGTTTAGAATGTAACGCTTCTTCGCTGTCCATACACCACGATCAGCAATAGCTTCACGTGCCATCTCCATACGGTTCTCGTATGCATTCATGTTATCGAACAACGTAGCATACGCTTGCTCAAGCATTGGTTCGAACTTCTTCTGACATGCATTGTCAATGAACTTAACTGGGTCTTCGGGATTGACCTTCTTGACTAGTGGGTTCATATCAACATACAAGGAGTCAGTGTCAATTGCAATAACGAAGTCTTCATTCTCAGTCTTGAGAATTTTGTTCATGTATTCGTTCATTGCTTTCTCAGCCCATCGAACTGATAGCTGACCAGACAGTGTGATACCTTCTGCAATCTTTTGATCAAAGTATCTGAAGTACTGATTACCTAGCGCACCATAGAGTGAGTTAAGTAAAATCTTTACTGCTTGCTGAGTGTTATTCAGTCTGTTGATCTCACGTTTCAAGTCTGAACTAGAAGCGTTCTCGTTCTGTTGTTGTATCTCAAGCATCTGGTTCTTAGTTGCTCTACGCTCATCGTACAAACCAATAATGATCTCAGGCATGAAACCACGCTTGTCTTTACGATACTTAGAACCATTTGCCGCAACAGCAACATTACCAAAGTCTTCAGCATCAGCGTCTAGAAAATGATCTACACCAGATGGGTAAACCATATCATCACGTATCAGTGTCTCGGGTGACATGTTGTATTGTACAATCAGATTTGGATACAGACTGTTCAAGTCAAACGATGTAATCCACTCACTCATACCAACACGTGGATCTTTCACATAACCACCTGGGTAAGGACTCTTGTTCTTACGCTTGTTAGGTGGGATTGCAATGTTGCGTTCTCTCAGATATCGATAGATGATACTGTCCCATATAGCAGTTGTACCAAATACGTCTGGGAAGTTTACACCACCCTTGTATGCAATAACAAGTGCCAGATCCATGAGACCAGTCTCTTTGTCGATACGATCAACTAGGTCAACGTCTTTGATGTTATAGTCAATGAACTTCTGATGATCTGCTTTGTACAACCCATGAAGCGACCCATGCTCTTCATACGATAGCTTCTTCTCACCGAGAACTGTGTGGGCAATATGATTGAGTGCGTAACTCTCTTGTGTACCATATGTGTAGCCGAACTTCTGAAATAGATCATAGTAGTCAACTTGCGACACACCATAAATTTCATACGCATCCATCGACTTACCCTTGATACCAATCTGTCGATACTTGTATATTTTCCAAGGCGAGTATAGTTTAGTAGTCTCTTCACCGCAGACCTTGAGTGTACGATTGATCATGTACGGTATATCGAACAAGCGAATGTTCCAACCAGTAATGATGTCAGGCGTGTTACTCTGCCAGAAGATAAGAAACTTCTCAATGAGGTCTTTCTCATTGTCACAGTGACGATACTGTATCAACTCAATATTATCTAGTTCGCTCTTGGTAGAATCATAATGACCTAGACCCCATACATGATAGACTTTGCTCTTGCTGTCTTTGTATGCGATAGAGATGATAGGATGATCAGCTTGCTCTGGGTGAGGAAAGCCATCATCTGATGCGACTTCGATATCGATGTTACCGACACAGATGTCACGTAGCTTGTACTTGATATTACCAGGATATGCTTCTGCTAGAAACTGTGCAACAAAGTTATTGTTGCCATGAACTTTGAAGTTGTCTACATCTTCGTAACGCTTAACAAAGTCTTGCGCTTCGCTCATGCTTTCGATCTTCATCGGTTCAACAGAAGCGCCGTCGAGTGATTTCCACTCAGACGGCTTCTTAGTAGGTAGATAGAATGTAGGCTTGAACGGCACTTTCTTGTGAATTCGGTTGCCATTGGAATCGTAACCTCGAAACAGCATCTTGTTGCCATAACGATGTACTGATGTGTAAAAACTCATGTGTACCTCATAATGTATCGTATAATGGTCATTGTATCAGATATGAAACGGTTTGTCAACCACTAACGCACTGTTTCTTTGGTCTATATCATATTTTTTGGTGATAGCACTACCCTTCTAGTATATCTACGATCCTGTGTGCTAGTTTACGAAACCACATTTCATCATGACCACGAGTAGTCTCTGCGGCTGTGCCGATACGTATACCGCTTGTCTCTACAAAGCTACGTGGGTCATTTGGTACACCGTTCTTGTTTACTGTGATGCCATTCTCTTCTAGCAAGTCAGCGGCTTCACGACCACTATGCTTACTATCACTTAGATCCATTAAGATAATGTGACTATCTGTGCCACTTGTCTGTACTGGCATATCACGCTGTCTAAACACATCACACATTGCTTTAGCGTTATTCACAACATCTTTAGAGTATTGCTTGTACTCAGTAGTATCTGCTTCAATAAAGCATTGTGCCTTTGCGGCGATGATATGCATCAATGGACCGCCTTGTGTACCAGGAAAGATAGCACTATTAATCTTACGAGTAAGTTCTTTGTTGTTCCAAAGAATAATACCACCACGAGGTCCACGCAAAGTCTTGTGAGTAGTTGATGTCACTACGTCAGCATATTGTACAGGATTAGGATATACGCCACCTGCAATGAGACCTGAATAATGTGCCATGTCAACTACAAGATATGCGCCTACTTCATCGGCAATCTTTCTAAACTCAGCCCAATTGATCTCACGTGGATAAGCACTTGCACCAGCAACAATAACATGGGGTTTTACTTTTACTGCAATTTCCATAATGTCGGTGTAGTTTAAAAATCCGTCATTATCAACACCATACGAATGAGCTTCGTAAACTTTACCTGAGATGTTAGGTGGACTACCATGTGACAAGTGACCACCACTTGCTAAATCCATACCTAGCAATCTATCGCCTGGCTTCATTAAAGCTTGATAGACCGCAGTATTACAGTTAGCGCCAGAATGAGGTTGTACGTTAGCAAAGTTTGCTCCATACAATTTACACAAACTATCGATGGCAAGTTGCTCGATATCGTCCATGTTGTCACAACCGTTATAGTAACGCTTGCCTGGGTAACCTTCAGCATATTTGTTTGTAAATACTGAACCCGCTAAATCCATTACAGCTTGACTAGCAAAGTTTTCACTAGCAATAAGTTCAATGGTGTTTTCTTGTCTTACTGTTTCTTTTTTAAGAATCTTGGTAATACGTTGGTCTATCATGCTATAGTTCCTCTTTGGGGTAGCTCAATCTTTCTTAGATACAAAAGCGTATAGCTCTTTTGCTTTCTCCATCAACTCTTCTGTTGAATACATTTTGTATGCTTCTGTTAGGCTTTCTTCAACATCTTTACGTTGCTTATCGCCTTCTGCAATCATGTTCTCAAAGAACTGAATATTCATGTGATACTGTTGATCCATGTACTCTTTAGCTAATTGTAGCATTTCTGCACGGATCTCGAAAGGATTTTTATTGGACATCGTGTGTCTCCTGTGTGTTTGTGTGTAAGATAGAGGGAGAGTTTCCCCTCCCTCAGTAGTTTAGTCTTCTTGTAAGAATACTGACTCACCAGAACCAATTTCGATTCTACGAGGCTTCTTCTCATCAGGAATTACGTTCTCTAGTGAAATAGAGAGGATACCATTGCTCAAGTCAGCGCCTTGTACTACGATAGTATCAGACAAAGTAAATGAACGTTGGAAGTCACGTGCGCCGATACCCTTGTGAATGAACACAGTGCTATCTTCACCTTCAGACTTTTTCTCACCAGTTACCTTTAGTACACCATCTTCTAAAGTAATATCGATTTCGTCTTGTACGAAACCAGCGACAGCGATTTCTACAACGTAGAAGTCATCGTCTTTCTTTACGATATTGTATGGTGGGTAATTGGATTGTTTTGTTTGCAATGTGTTAATAGTGTGCATTCGATCAAAAATTCTATCGAATCCAACCAGAAACGGATCACTGCGTAGTTCTTGTGCTAATGTCATAGCTTATCTCCTTTTATTTAAGCAAGAATTAATATACGTAAGCCCTAACGGCGCTTACAGTTCTATTTATACACCCGTTGAACCGAAGCCGCCACTACGTGACGTTTTATTACCTGGTTCTCTATCAGCCAAGACGATGGGTGTTTGGTTCAAAGGAACCACTTCGCCTTGTGCTATCCTGTCACCATCTGTAACTATAAATGGCGCACCTGATATGTTATACAGCATCACATAAGTTTGCTGTACGTAATCTGCATCAACAACACCTTCGCAGTTAGCGACTATGATGCCGTTCTTTAATGCTAGACCTGATCTGGGATGAATGCGTAAACTTGTGTTTGGGTCGAGATCGAATACTAGCCCTGTCGGCACTAGAACACGTTCACCACCATAAATAACTAAGCCTTCTTCTTTACTTACTTTACGTTTTACTTTTTCATTACCAGCTACGGTTGAGTAGACAGTTACTATGTCATCAACTCGCAAACTTGCTTTTAGATCAAAGCATGCCGCCCATTCGCTACCATATACTGGTAAGTGTGCTTCATCCCAAAGTTTCCATACATATAGATTGTCACTCAATTCATTCACTCCTTTTGTTCACGGTCTTTCAATATTTTAGTCATAACGTCTGTAGCAGTGTGTGTAAAAA